TGTTAAAGACTTTCGTAAAAAACAGATGAAAAAAGGTAAAAAGGAAATGGCAGCGAAAAAGAAACAACAACCAAATCCACAATTTCAACCACAACCACAAGCAGTTTTCTTTAATTGGTTGGAGCAATAGGAGTCATAAAGATCTAGGAGGATAAAAAATGAACTGGGAACGTAAAGCGCTTGAAAGGATCATTCAACTTCTTCTTAAAAAGGACAAGGAATATTGGGAATTATCTTCCGCATTATCTAAATTAGGAATTGAAATAAAATCTGCAGGTACTTCTTATGACGTGTTACAGGAAATTACAGAATGGGAAGAGTTACTTCTTCACATGGAAGCTATGGAAGAAGGAGACATGAGCAAAGAAGAGTTTGTTTCTGCTTGTTTGGAACATATAAAGAAAAATTTTAGTTGATACAAAAGGAGCGATTTTAATATGGAGAAAATTTTCATGGAATTTAAAGACGAATTGCCTGTGATTATTGGGTTTTTATCTGTTGGGCTCATTGCTGTATTTTTCTTATTTTTGTTTTGTAAACAATTGGTTGATTTAAAGCGTAACAAAAAATGATAAACAAATTAAAAGTCTCTCAAAAAAGATTGAGAGACTTTCTACACATTACCAATGTCCAGTAGCTTTGCAAGCTGATTTTACTGCTGAATATTTTGCTCCCCATTTATGACAAGCTGTATGTAAACCATATGCATACGCATCTTCTACAACTTTTGTAGCTATAGTAAGTCCTACTACACCAACTAAAACAGCTTTAAAAGTTTTTATAAGGGCATTATCGTTACCTGCGGCAAAAGCTTTATTTAAAGATGTTAGGCTAACTAGTTTACCATGTTCTTTAACATAATCTTTTACCTCATTTTTAAAATCATCTGAATAATTAATAGCTTCTTTTACTTCACTTGGTTTTACACTATGTAAATACTCTCTTAAATTATTTATTTGATCAGTTGTTAATCCTTTTTCTTTGGCATAGTCCACATCCAAAACATAATTTGAACCTTTTTTCACAAAGCCATTTTGAACAACATCGACCACGTTTAATAAATCATCACTGTTGATCGTGCTCGGATCATCTGAAGCAAAAGTTACTTTTAAAGACAGTGGAGCAAAAACAGCAAACACTAATGCTAAAGCTGAAATAATAATAAAACTGTTGAAAATATTTAGTTTTTTTAACACAATATTCCCTCCTAAATCCTATTACTTTTGTATCCTACTCTATCACTAATTGGTATTTTTGGCAACATTTTCTATTTAAAACAAAAAATGCAAATAGGTATACTCCTATTTGCAAAATCTTATTTTCCTTGATCAGCAATTTTTTCAATAAACTTAGGAAGTCCATTCATAGGTACTTGAAAATAACGGAGTGTTGCTCCGAAAATTATAATTACCACTAACAAAATTATTGAAAACATCATGCTTATTCTAGAATTGGCTTTCATATAATCCCCTTTTATTTCTAAAATTGTTGTTTTTTACATTATAACACTACCAAGTATTGAATAAAATGTATAATTTAACTAAAAATAGTTACTTTAAGACGATTGGATTTTTCTGTCTGGCTCTATTTTCGAAGTGATGAGCGATGATAATATGGTTTATAATCATTGATAAGCAAGTAACGAATAATGATGAGTGACTATCTGAAATATTCAATGATAGATGGTGATTATTAATGAGTGAATATCTAACAATTGCAGAATTGGCAGAGCAGGCAGGTATTCCGAATTCAACTTGTAGGCGCTATTTGGCTAATTTTGAATTGTTCTTCGTGGTTAAAGGTGGAAGTCGATTAAAAAAATATGAAGCTGAAGCTGTAAACATCCTCAAAAGGATAAAGCAACTTTATGATGAGGGAAAAGATACAAATGAGATCCGCAACATCTTAGCCAATGAGTTTCCTTTGGTGATTAACCATGATGATCAACGAGAAACAAGTGAGAAAGTTGCAAACACCCCAACATTGGCAACCAGTGAGGATGTTGAGGAAATCAAAAAAGCACTGGAAGAACAAAAGAAATTCAATGAAATGCTATTAAAAAAGCTAGACGAACAAAACCGATACATCAAAGAGTCATTGGAGAAACGAGATCGACAACTCATGGAATCGTTGAATCACGCTTTGGAAATTAGGCAAGCTAGAATCGAAGCTGCGGCAACAGAAAAAGACCAGCCAAAAGGATTTTTTGCACGATTATTCTCTAAAAAAGGGCAAAAAAAATAAATGGTCGCCACTCAAAACATGTGACGACCAAAAAAATTGTGCAATATGAAGCTCTATGACGCATTTAATTTTGAATTTCTGTATAACTGCCCATCTAAATGCAAAATTCAAGCCCATTTTTTAACGATTTTAGCGTGTTTCTAGTCGTTTACCAATGAGTTTTCCAGTATTTTCCAGATAATTTCACACAAAAATCGAGTTTTGGGATGTTCGGTGTGAGCGAGGGGCCGCGCCGTATCGTTTCCAGAAAAAGGATTTTTTCTTGGGAGCATGGGGGATCAATTTCATCACGAAACAGCTTTCACGATGATCGTATCGAACTGCTTATCTTGCAAATCTGGATTGATTTGAATAATTTGATAAGTTTTTCCTTTAAAAGTGATCGTCATATCATTAGTAATTTGATATTTTTGTTGATGTCTTATGATAAAAGTAATAGTATCCTGAAGCGCTGTACCAATGGTGGTCATAGATTCTTTTAAAAATTGAATTCTAACACTAGCCCAACATGAAAAGATTGGCTGGTTTACCTTTATGGGTGTTCCATAATCATCTTTTGTGTTGACTACCTTGTTGAACGTGATCCTTTCTCTCATGTCGCCAATTTCAATAAACTTCCCCATTCATTCACTTACTCCTTCCTATTCGTTGATAGATTCATTATTCCAATTGCGGTAGAGATCTAACAAATCACTGAAAATGTAAGGCAGTTCGTTCTGTGTGCTATCGGCGCTTTGAATTTGCCGGTTTTCGTACCAGTGTGCCACGATAGCAAGCAAAGCAATTGTGAACTCTTCTGGGATTTCCTCGAATTCATCAAACTTTCTATTCAAGTAAAACTGAATGAAATTCTTTGCTGCGACAATCATTGTATTGATCAAGTCATCATCTACATTGTGATCAACGCGAAGATAACCTTTCACAAAATCCAAATCTACTTCATTGATTTTCATCGGATCACCTTGCTATTGGCGTTCTATTACTCTTGAATTTTTAAAACTGTTGAATAAAATGAAAAGTGTAACCAGCTTCTTTTTTAATGAGGATTTTCGATAGTAAGGATTATATTTCTGAATTCATCCACTGTTGGACAAAGTGTGTCTCGACGCTTTGTCCAAACCTCTTTTTAAAGCTTCATTTTGTAAAAAGGATTAATGGAATAATAAACAAAGCTGTAAGATACTTTATCCAACCCACGTTGCTGAAGCTCTTTATTAACCTTATTCCAGATCTTCTTTTTGGAGGTTGTTTTCAACGAAAACAATAAGACAAATGCTTCAGCTAATCGATATTTATAGCGCTTAGGATGAAAAGAATCTTTAATCGATTCTAATGCTTCGACATAATTCATCAACTCTTTTTCATTAACCACCAATTTCACGCTCCTTTTATGTATTTAGAGGACATGGCAAATAAGCCACATCCTCAATCTAATCACTCTACGTTTAACGTATAGTGGTAATTTAAATGACTCTCTTATTTGAATATGTGAAATATTTCACAAGATTATCCAGCGTTAACAGTCAATTTAACAATAGCTTGAGGATTGACAACGGCGCCATCCATGTAAGCGTCAAGAAGGAACATCTTAGATCCTTTTAAAGCCAATCCAGAATCTTGAATTTCTTGCAATCCCATGTCTTGTTTTACTAACACCGCATAAGCTTCAGTGATGTTACCAAATACTACTGGAGTTTCATTTGGAAGTGCGTCAGTTGTGTAAACAGGTAAGCCAAAGAGTGTGTGTTGGATTGCACCATTCACAACTCCGTTTTGGATATAATAGTGTCCGTTTTCGTCTTTTAATTTGGCAATTTGATTAAAGAAATCGCGTTCCATAATAAATGATGCCTGATCCAGAAAATCTGGATGAATACCAAGATACAAAGATTGCAAATCATCCAAAGTTACTGCACCACTGACATTGACGCTGGCAACCTTAGCATCATTAATAATTCCCTTGAATTCTTCTTTTCCATTTCCTACTAAAATAGCTTTCTCAACTGCTTTAGCAACACGACGAGCCAAAAGATTTTGAACGTAATCCGTAATGCTAACAGCACTATCATTGATTAATTGGTTAGTAATTGTGATCGCCGCACCAACACGCTTTTGAGTTAATTCCACAAATTCCAAGCCTAATTGCCCTTCGACTACGTCATTTCCTTCTCCAACAAATCCTGCAACAATAGAGTCATTTTCTCTAGCAACTTTCAAGTTTCCAGTAATGGAAGTGAATTTGCGTGCTTGTCCAAACACTGGAGAGATTTGCTCCATTTTCAAGACAATTTCATTAGCAACATTTTCAGGAATCAAAGCGCCACCGTCTGCAGTTGTGTTTAAAGAACGAGATTCACCACGAATGATTTGTTCAAATTCTTTAGCGTCAGCATTTTCAGTGATTTTAATCATGTTTTCAACACCTCTTGTTTCACTTTTTTCTTTTTTCAAAAGCTCAGAAGGAATCTTGACATCTTCAACGACGTCAATTCCCCTTGCTGCAATTGTTGATTGCGAATAAGCAGGATTCTTCACTACACTGACTTCAATTAATTCAAGTTCTTCAATTGTTCTTTCATAAACTCCATCGTCTCTGACATCCCAAGAGTCTTTAAGAGCAACAAATCCAAATGACATGTTTCGTAAAATCCCATCAGAAATAAGCTGATAGTAATCTTTTCCCCAAGAAGTTGGAGCGATTGTGGCTTCCATGTAAAGGCCTGTGTCATCTTCTTTAAGCTGCAAAGAGTTGTTTCTTGTAGATGCCAAAATAAGTTGATCGTTATGTTCGGCAAGAAAGTCGATGTCGTTTGTTGCATTTTGTAATGCACGAGCAAAAGCACCAGGTGCGATTCGTTCAACAAATTTGGTTGTGTTGCCGAGAACTTCGGACCATTCACCAGTTTTATTGACGTAGCCAGAAACGGTCATGGCTTGTCCGTCTTGGCTCTCTACTCGAAACTCAATCTTGCTGTTGCGGAGCTCCATTTTCATTTTGTTGATCATCTCCCTTGTTGAGTTGTTGGCCTAAGTTGATGATTGTTAATGATCCTGTTTTCGGATCTTTCAAGACGCTGCCAAGAGACAACTTGAAGTAATCGTCATCCATTCTCGGTAAATCTAACTTGGCTCGTGCTTCGTTAAAGGAAATGAGACCTTCATCAACCAACTTAGTAACCATTTCAACTTTCTCTTTTTCTGTTGGTCTAAGAATTTCAGAAGTGTCGAAACGAAAATAAAAGCCAGATCTCTTTTCGAGTTCATCCAGCATTTCGTCGTTTAGAGAGGATTCAATAACATTGATTAGGGGGCCAATTGTAAATTGAAGGAATTGTGTGTTCTGCATTTCTAAAGATGAATATTTGTTCGCGTTTGAGTTAATCATTGCTTCGGGAACGTTGAATAATCGGCAGATTGAGGAAAGAGTGTTTTTTGAGGTTTCATTTAATTGAAGATCGTTGGGATTCATAGAAATAGGCTCATAATCCAAGCCTTCTTCCAAAATGATTGTTTTTCCGGCTTTGCTAGTACCAGAGTATAAGTTCTCCCATGATGCACGTAACCGATCAATAGCTGTTTGTGTCAATCGGGAAGATGCTTTCAAAATTCCAACTGGCAAAGCGCCATTTTTAAGAATGTTCTTAGAGTATTCCAACTCGTTCAATGCCTGTTCGAGAACGTCGGAGCCATCGACTAAAATTCCTTCGTTACCAGCTTCAAAGATGATTAATTGATCGGAGGATAGGGCTACGGTTTTAACGGGGGAAGAGTAAACAAAATCAATTTTGCCAACAGTAATGCCATCGTTAGTGTATTTTTCTTCTTTGATTTTATTAGCAGGTAAATAATGAAGCTCGTTATTTACTTTGTAGAGATAAGCTTTACCGTAAAAAAGCAAGTCTTTGACAATCATTTTTTTTGTTTTATAGCCTGTGTCGAATTGGTTTGATTTATCGTTTAAAAGCGAAATTCTTGGATCATTGATTTTATTTACTTCGCCATTTGAATTTTCTTGATATAGATAAATCGGCAATTGAGCAATGGATGAAGTAATCAACTCAACACAACTTTTCACAGCAGGAATGGACAAGGCTTGTTCCTCTGTCACTGAATATGACCGACTTGGGCTGATCAATACCGAGGAAAAATAGTCTTTTCCATCGTTTTTGCTACTGAATCTTGAACCAAAACTAAATAAACCCATTCATTCAATCACTCCTATTTTCGCGGAGTCTTTAAATTTTAAAAAAGAAGTTCAAAAAAAAGAGAGAGCCAAAAAGGCTCCCTCAAATTAAAGAAAGGATAATGAATATAGACCGTTCAACAGGAGGCGCAACTTGAAAATCGAGCCCCGAAAAGGGGGTGGAGAAATTAAGAATGAGGTGAGCCATTGAGGAAAAACGAAAACATGAAAGGATGATTAATGATGAATTAAGAAATCACTCAAAGGAGATCGAAGGAGGTTGGAAATGAATCTGCTGAAAAAGAAACATAAAAACCGCCAACAAAAGGCGGCTTAAATCGATTCTCAATAAAAAATTAGAAAATTTTTAAATTTTTAATTTGCTAGGGAAAAAAATAAAAGCAACCTTAAAAGATCCCTCATAATTAATGTAGACAACTCGCGATTTTCAAACACTTTTTCAAAGATTTTTTTAAAAATTGATCCCTCACCATATATCGTACACAACTCGCAATTTTTATGCACTTTTGGAGGAATTTTTTTAAAAATGAAAGACAGCTTTCTTCTCTGCCTTACATCAAATTTCAAAATTGATCCAAGCTTTCAATAGATTCCGCATTCTTCTTGAAGGAATATAACAAGCCATAGGCTCATTATTTCTTATGCAACCCCTGAACAAGAACTGAATTAAATCAGAAACAGCAAGAAGATCCTCATCAACTTCAATTTCCCGATAGCCAAAAAATTGTTTTTCGTTTGGATCCATGAATCTATTAAGAACAAAAGCTATTGCTGTTCTATTTCCATAATCATTGATTGCTCTTGCATTAAAAGGGAGAAAGTTATCTTTTGCCCTATCATCTTTTTTATTTAACTTACATTTGGCATTTTTTAATTGTGGAGCATGATTTTTAAAGGTTGTCCAAATAAGTTGATCATTGGGAACTGGGTTTTGACTTCTGAAAAACGTATTCAAATTTTTTCGAAGCTGATCAATCTGTTCTTTTGTAGCATGTTCAAACCAATTTTTTGATAAAGCTTTATCTGGATTATCTTTTTTATCAAGATAATTAGTATTTAATCTGCTGACAGATTTCCCTTTTTTGTAATCCTCATAGACTTTGAGCAATTCCCCAATTTGCTTTCTTGGTTCTAGTTTCTTATTGTATGAGATCAACTCATAGCGACCTTTTGAATTTTTTTGAATCGAATATTTCTCATAGTCTAAATTGTGAAGATCATAGTAATATCTTTGGATTTGACCATCAAACAAGTAAGTCAGAATAAAAACATCTTTAAAAGAACTAAAATTAGAAACAGGCATTGTCCAAAATAAGATGCAATCATTGTGCAAGTATAGATTTTTTCTTTCACTTAACACCTTCAAATCATTGAATTGGCCATCATAAAGCTTATCTTTCCAAATGATTCGACCTTCATCATCAATAGTAATGACATTGTTATTTATAAGTAGTCGAATATCATCTTTGGAAATTTTTTCTTTATTTAAGACATTAGCAACCTCATCCATAATTAATGTGTAATTGGAGCATTTAATCATTGAAAGAATATTATCGTCTAATCGTGCAAATAATTCATGAGTCATGACAATATTGTAATTTTCTTGAACAAGTTCTCGAACATGTTCAATTTTTCTACCTCTGCCCATTCTGACATCTGGTTCAACAAATTCAGCAATAGTTTGTTCTTTGATTCTTTCAATTTCTTTCAAAAAGGGAGTTACATAGATGAAATGTTTATTTGTGTTCTCATTCATATATTGAATGGCGTAACTTGTTTTTCCAGAGCCACAAATGGAATCAATTACTTTAATTGACATGCTCGGTTCACCTTTCGTTTATTTTTTTCGTTCTTTTTATATCCAATTGAATGAAAACGTAAATTAAACGAAAGATGAATTTGACGAAATCACTATTACCATAGGGCTTTTTTCTCGAAGCAGAGCTTCTCGAAGCTATCTTTTCGTTTGTTCTATTTTTAATTATTTTTTTTAAGGAAAATGGCTGAAAGTATTGATATATCAACGTTTTTAAACAACGTTTGCACAATTTTTTAAAACAAATAAGATCAGCCTGAACAAGCTTTACCAACCAGGGAAAGCTTGTGAAGAAAAAACCTATGTTAATAGTGCCATTGAATACCATAAATTGGAATGCAGAGAGACGCGAAATTTTGCATTTAATTACGGGCTGAATGGGTAATCCATTTCTAATTTTGTCCCACAAAAAATAGAACGAATATTCAAAAATTATTTTTGTTTTTATCCATAAAAAAAGAACGGATTTTTCGCTCTCAACTGTTTTAAAACGTCTTTAAATTCGCACCAGATTCGATTTTAAGGCTATCAAAAGAAAAGACTAATAGAAAAAACACTAGGAATCATTTTGGAACGTTTCTGGCGTGAATCTGGGCTTAAATTCGGCTTAAAAATCATAAAATTTGCCCAGATTGGCCATTCTCCAAGAGGAGGGAGGATGTTGGTCAATCTGGGCACTTTGGGGATGATGAACAAAATTCAACAAATTCTCGACACAATCGAGAAGATAACAAGGATTTATCAATCAAAACAGTGAAATCAATTTTTTAAATAACAAATTTTTATTCAAAAATCAACAGCCTAGAATGGCTCTTATCCTTTTTTGGCAGTCGCCATTCTATGCAAAGGATATTCCGAAAATTTTAAATTATGTTTATAATTAACATAAATCTGAAAAGAACAACTAATTTATTTAATTTTTTATTGAATTTTTTATTTAAATTTCAATAAGGGGATGGAAACTGTGAAAATCGGGGAGATCCTGGAACTCACGCAAACGGAAAAATTAAGCGATATTGCGAAGGAAAGGCTCACAATCGGAGAAAAAGCAGCAAGACAAGCGCTGAAATTGGCTGGATGTTATTCAATTAGTGGGAAACGTGGCTGGTTTTGTGACGACTCCAGCGTATTGGACAAATCAATTTATGATTTTGTACCAGAGCGAAAAGCAAAAAATGAGATCGAAAAGGCGAAAATGGAGGTTTCAACGACAGTGGAAAACAATACAATTTTAAAACAATCTGAAAAGTCAGAAAATAAACAAATAAACAAAAAATCCAACCAATTTGAAAACAAACCGGCCAAAAAGGTTACCTATGAGATTGAAGAAGATCTTCACGATCAGCTAAAAATCAAGGCTATTATGGAAAAAAGAAAAGTGTCAGAGATTGTTAATGAGATCCTGAAAAATGCCCTAAGTGACTGAATAACCCGAGGCAAATGATCGAGTCTATTTTCTCGATCATTTTTTTCTTTCTCTTTTTAATTCTTCAACATCCTTCTCAATTTGTATGATTTTGTGTTTTAAAAATGCTGCGGTCAATTTCAAATCGTCATCTGTTTTTGCTTCTGGAGTCAAATGACTTGTATCATAAAACTCGTCATACATCATTTCTAAAAACTTCCATCTTTCTCCGTTTTCCATGTTTTTAACAGCATTGAACAATTCTTCAGCAGTCCATTTTTTGTCCATTGGTGTGCTCCTTTCTTAAAGAATCAAAAAAGATCCGAGTTCATTTTACATTTAAAAATTCAAAGATAAAATGTGAGCGAAGTTCTTCTTCAATTCGTTGTTCACCATGCCGCCAAGCCTTTCTGCAATTGTGTTTTGGGCTGCTTTAATCCTTTGAAGGAGCAAGATGATTTGATCTTCTTGCTCCTTATTCAAAAAGAAAGCACCTCCATTATTATTGAATCCGGCTCCCATTGTCCATTTGCATAAATCGAGTGAAGGAAGGAAAAAAGATAGTCACGCAAGTGGCTGTCTTTTTTTGTCTAAAACTTGATACTTTTGGACTCCCAGAAAATCATCTGTATTCTATCGCAAAAAGTAGGTTCAAAGAGTCTAAAAGTTAGTCTAAAATTGGTTACATAAAAGTCCAATTACAATTAGACAAAAGGAGTCAGACAATGTTAATCGGTTATGCTAGAGTGTCAACAGAAGATCAAGATTTATCTTTGCAAGTTGAACAGTTAAAGGAATTCGGCTGCGAAAAAATCTTCATGGAAAAACAAAGTGGGATCAAATCAGATCGACCTGAACTTTTGAAAGCGTTGGATTATCTAAGAGAAGGCGACACATTTGTTGTTTATAAAATTGATCGGCTGGCTCGTTCAATTATTGATCTAAACAATCTAGTTAAAGAATTGAACGCCAAAGGTGTAAATGTTCGATTCTTAAAAGAAAATGTTGAATTCCAAGCAGGTGGAAAGAATAACCCCCTTCAAGCTTTACTTTTTAACATTTTGGGATCATTTGCCCAATTTGAAAGAGACATTATTGTAGAACGAACCAGAGAAGGAAGAGAAAGAGCAAAAAAACAAGGAAAACATTTGGGCAGACCAGGACAGGACAAAAAGAAAATTGAACGAGCATTGAAGCTTTACCATGAACGTGAAACAAATGGAATGAGTGTCAACGATATTTCAAAGCTTACTGGAGTTCCAAGAAGTACAATTTATCTAGAATTGAAGAAAGTGGCAGAAAAGGTTTACAATTAAGAAAAAAAAGAAAAAAGGATGAGGAAATTGTCGCTTAAAAAGATCCTAAAAGACTCAAAATTTTGGCTTGAAGTGATCATTTTCGTTTTAAACTTGATCAAAAAAGGAATGGATAAAAACGAAGCAGTTCATAAAGCAGCGAGCCAATTTGCGGTCAATCCATCGGAGATTTTAAAGCGAATGAAATGATAGTCGCCTAATGACTATCATTTTTTGTGTTTATTTGGCCTTATTTTGGCTTTTAAGCCCATCCTAGTAGTCTTTATCTAGGAAACTGTTTAAACACGCTTAGAAAGCCAAAATCGTGCAAATTTCGCTATTATAGGCTTAAAGTGGAGCCAATTAATCTGCTTATAAAATCAAACTTTTATAAGTTGAAGATCTCTGAACATTGCAAAAGATCGAGGAAATCACTAGAAATCGAGGAAAATTCGCGGTAAAATATTTATTAGTAAATAAAAAATAAAAAACGACAAAATAAAAAGGCTGTTCGGCCACCACTCCGAACAACCTGCCCTGTTACCCACCACAGAAAACAGGGTAAATCACCTTATCGATAAGTTTATTATAAACGGTTTATAAAGAGATTTTCAACCGTTATTCATAATTTTTTAGGCTTATAAGGTGCATTTTACCCTTTTTCTAATCGTTGTGGTTGGTGAAAGGGTAAAGTGCGCCTTTT